GTAGACGGGAATGTAATGTTCTCATTCCACAAACCTAGTCTCAGGAACACATAGTGTGTAAGCTGAGCCAAGTCTATGTAGGTGTGTGAGAGACCTACAGCTTGAGTATTTCTAACATCACTACTCTCATTTGAGAGGTTAGAAAATGCGACTTAGGACTAAAGTAGATGATGTAACTATCGGTGTTGGTGAACAATTTGTTAATTGTTCCAATTCCGGTGGTCTTTATCCACCGTGTCCTCAAGGTACGATTACCTTTGAGTACACAAAGTCCGAGCAGTTTTTAGCGATGGTTGACGTCGTGACCCCCGACTACGCAAAACGTAGTGCGGCAGGCGAGATCATCAACTCCCCAATGGCGACCGAGGAAATAAGTATCCTCCGGTCACCTGGCTTATTCCGCCATGACTCCGGTCAGAAATCAGATTGGATATCCCAAAATGTTCATGGGTACCATGAGATTCTCGCTGGCGTCGACTGCACGAGGCTATTAACCTCAGCAGAAGACGGTTTTACCAACGTAACGGATTTCCTTCTCCCGTTTCAATCGGAGAGAGAGATCGCGATTACGTCGGCCCATGCAAACATCGATGAATCAGAGATGCTTGCGTTGGCTACCATTGGAGAACTGCCAGAAACACTCCGTTGGTTTGCTAGTGTCATACGCCGTTTAATAACGGTGCTTGCAATGTTCAAAGCTAAGAGGGTCCGCCTAATGTTAAAGCGGATGTCCACGAAGCAGCGAGCAGATGCGATACTAGATTTCTGGATGGAGTGTAGGTATGCGATTCGTCCCCTTATGTTTGAAGCTCAGCAGATTGCTGAGGTGATGAACCGGGAGACGAAACCCATGCGGAAAACCGCACGTGGTTATCATGAGGTTACAAATATAGATGAACAAACAGTAGTGGGTAGTCCTACCTACACTGGGAGTCCTTCTATATTTCCGATTGATGTCGTTACTAAGACTACCCGCAAGTCAACTTACAGGGCCGGTGTTCTTTATGAAATCGGCCTTGCGAGTGGAACTGACGAGTGGATAGCAATTCTTGGGGTTGACAAACCCTTGGAATCGATCTACGAATTGACGAAATTGTCTTTTGCGGTAGATTGGATTTTTAACCTGGGCGATGTCCTTGCATCTTGGACACCAAACAGGCATCTCACTCCTCAAACCAGTTGGATTGTAGAAGAGCATAATTTAGTCACTGTGACTAGTATGGCCAACTATGCTCCAATTGCCACGCCCACCGTTTGGTTTAATTTACTCCAAACAGTGTACCCGTGGACGAGGACCGAGCACAGGTTACTGGTACGGACACCGTGTCCCCCAATTCCCGTGTTTCCGCACGTCAAGATAAATCTCGACGCTGCTAAAGTAGTAGATTTAGTTGTGATCGCCCGTAATATCTACCGGGCATTAACCAGATCATAACCCAACAATCGAACCATGGAGGTTCAATATGTTAGATAACACCATCACCCTACAGGTCGACGTGCTGCATGATGCCGTACTCGTACCTCACCCATTCACACGATTCGAACAGTTTTTAAATCGGACCGTGTATGTGGGGCCTGGATCCTCAGATGCGTATCGTAATCAGATGACGCTTTTGAGATCAACTCCTACCGAGTCCGGAAACTTCCGTGGGGTTAAGAAAACCTCACTGAAGTTTACCAAGGACGTTGGAGTCATAGGAGTTGACGCTACCACATTAAATGTGGCCCCCATTATTGGGGCAGTCAACTTCTCGATTCCGGTAGGAGCTTCCGCAGCTGAAGTGCTCATTGTTAGAGAGCACCTCATTGCTGCCCTTAATGATCAGGATCTTTCAGTTCGTCTTCTCGAAAAGCGTGAAATCTAATGTCTCTGTTAGAGATAGTAGAACAATTCACGTTTTTTCTGGAAAGAGCTATGGAGGTGTTTTCTAACCTCTTCACTCTGACGTTTTGAAACCCGAATCATGAGGTGTCACGCCATGGAAAATGTGCGTAACGGACAGGTAGTGCTGGCAATGAAACCATTGTCGGTTCCGAAGGACTTTGAATACAAAGTCTTTCAGGCATTAGTACAGGATCTAGAGGAGAACGTCGCCTCAGCAAGTTTCTCGAACGAGTTGAAAAACAGCCTACGTGTTGACTTGAAAGTCGCGCGTAAGGCATCTCGCTCACGAAGCCCTGCTAGTATGGCGACATTATCCGCTTCCCTCGATACACAGAGTATACTCGAGGGTAGGAAATGTCACTGTTCAGGAGATGCTCATGCATTTTTCCTGCAGTATCAACTAGGTGCTCTTATGAAAAAGTACCCATTCAAGGGTATTGATACAAAACGTGCGGCTTTGGAAAGTTTCTTTAAAGCCGAACGGTCGTGTGCCTTATTTAATAATGAAAATTATAAGGCACTTCTCGCTCTGGATGCAACCGGGCTCCCATTATATGGGGGCATGATTGACTCTATCCGAGATGACATTGTATCACTTCTAGGAGCGGAACCTGATGTACGGCGAGTAGAGATGGGCGCCAAACACGGACCAGGCATGGCTGTGGGGCCAGGATACAAAGAGGGAAAATCCACTAGTTACTACAAGTGGGCTACCCTTCCGTATTCCGTCACACAGTATGCACAGCCGTATGCACGTGAAGCCATCAAAAATGATCCCCGTTGGATTGGGGCATTAGATGACTGGTACCGGACCCGTACGAATAATATGTACGGCCCGATCGACGTTGACTTATTTTGGTCAAAAGTCTTTTTACCAGTAAAAGGTTCACGTATTACCACAGTTCCGAAGTCCGCTCTTACAGATCGGACTATCGCGATTGAGCCTGCAATGAATGTTTACTTGCAACTGGGTGTTGATAGGTTTTTTCGCCACCGCTTGAAAAAGCGTTGGGGTTATGATCTGTCCACTCAGCAAGTGAATCAGGATCTTGCAAGGGAAGGAGCCGCGTGTGGCACTTATGCCACGCTCGACCTTTCAGCAGCGTCAGATACCATTTCTTTAGGTATTTGCGAACTGTTGTTACCCGCGGCTTGGTTTAACCTCCTTCTAGACCTTCGATCTCCCCTAGGGGATGTTGATGGCACGGAAGTTACCTTTGAGAAAATTTCTTCTATGGGTAATGGTTACACCTTCGCACTAGAAACGACCATTTTCGCGGCACTAGTACGCCACGTAATGAGTCGCCTAGGACTCCAATCAGAACGTTCTGCTGTGTACGGTGATGATCTCATCGTCCCAGCTTCAGCGGCCACATCTTTAATAGATGTGCTTCAATTGTGCGGATTCTCTCTTAATAGTGAGAAGTCGTTCGTTGAAGGGCCGTTCCGCGAATCTTGCGGATCTGATTGGTTTTTGGAACATGATGTAAGACCCGTGTTTTTAACACGGAAACTAAGCAGTGTGACAGATTTGTTTTACCTTCACAATGCTCTCTACCTCCTTGAGCGAAAGCTCTGTTGGTGTTGGGAATTGCATTTTTCGGCTACTCGGAAACTCCTGCGCGCTTACATACCTAGTCGGTATAGTAACGTGTATGGACCACCAAGTGAGTCGTTAGATGCGTACCTGTTTTCGTCGCGAAAGCTACCGGGTGTTGGACAACACCGTTGGCACTTGTATTTAAGTGTCAAACCGGTGAAGTTCAA